GCGGTAATTTCCTTTTTATAGGAACCACACATTGCTTGGTTAATTGCCATTTACAGTCTCCTTATAATTTCAGCTTCCTCATGGAAGCCTTCCTTCTTCAACACGTTCCACAAAGTGGTCCGATCACTCACTATGGCTTTCTTCATATACTCTGAAATTACCGCCTTCACCCTTTCCCGAAAGGCGAGAGCCTGCTCACGCACATGAGGCGGCGCATCCTGTGAAATATGAAGAATTTTGTTGACAGCCATTTCAGCAATTTCTTCAGGAGAGTGCCCCCTGTTCTCGGTCGTAAACACCTGAACAGCGCCCAGTTCTCCACTTCCTGTCGTACTATCCAGCATCAGGTCACCGGAACACGAAGTTGACCGGAACGATAAACATCTTTTCGATCACGCCCTTCACCCAGATTTTTCAATCGTGGCAGTGTTTCCTGATACCGCGTCTGGTAGTAAGTCATTAGTTCGGCGTCACCTTTCATAAATACATACGCCTCAAGTAAGCACGAGTATAACAACGCATCGGGGGCATTCGTACCGAGCCATGTAGTTGTATTGGTGGAAGATATCCCCTCAGGTTTGTAGACGTAATGAAACTCCATCAGATAATCCGCATCAGGAAGAGGAGCCACCAACAGGTTCGTGTCATCAAAAATTGCATAATAAAGAGGACGACCGGTTTCTGTGGTATCAGGATAAGACTCCTGTAAAAAGTTAACATCCTTGTTCAACAGAAAATGATAGTTATCGGACACAATTGTTGACAAAGAAAAAGGAGCCAGAAAATCTATCGGCAACGCCAGATACTTGTTGTCCGTTGACAGAGTCCCCTGCACATTTTTACGGAAAACAGGTAACTGAACTTCCATCAGAATGCGCTGCTCCGCATTACTGATAAACTGGTCTAGCTGAGACACAAACACAGTCTCGGTATTATCAGTATAATCCTTAATTGCCTGTACAAGAGTGGAATAAGTAAAAGCCATTTTTAACTCGTTGTTACTGTTACGGTCCCGATAGCAGAATCAATCTGCATGGTTTGTAGTCCCTGAGCCCCAAGAACCATAGCACTGTTGCCGTCGCCTACCGGGTCCCATGAAAAAAGCCCCCGTCCTGATGTTGCCCCGTTAGGACGCGGATCAAACAAAGCCTGAGGGTCAGTAATGGGAATTGCCCCCACCCAGTTCTGCGGCTGGTCAGGGTCAAAAACATCCTGTCCTACACGCAACCCTGTACGCACCCCTTTCTGCACCTCGTAAACCAGTTCAGAAAGAGGATACCTGAAACCTGTTTTGTCACAATACCCAAAAGCATACTTACCGCGTGCATAAGGATAGCTCATGCCGAATAATATTCCGCAAGAGGAATAAGACGGAAAGGTGCTTTCACACGGTTCTGTTCAGCCGCAAGTCGGAACTGCTCTTCATAATCCTGTTTCAACAACGGCACCCGACCAGCGGCCTCAGGCTTTTTCATAGCAATATGATAAGCCAGACCCGCCGCCATAGCAGGAAGAAAGAGCGCAGGGATATCGTAATTGTTAGACCCCTTGGTCCCGGTGTCAGTCATGCGCCGTATACGCCAGTAAACAAACTGAGCGCTCGTAAACGAAGAACTCGCCGTAGGATAAATATGAATAACGGGGGCCGTTCTCTGCCGATCTATCCAGTACTGGTTAGGCCGTCCCTGCTCCAGCTTGTCAGGGATCATGGCGAATGTGACAGGAGAAACCCGCGAAATGCTCGAATCTATCTGCAACGTCGCATTGGCAGGATCAGTTCTGACCACGGCCTCTATGATATCCAGCGTATCAGCAGCAAGGGTGTAAGTCTGGGTACCCTGTGTAAAAGCAAAGTTTGCTTCTTCTATCGTCCACAGGTTGAGACCCCTGTTCTGCCATTCAAGACCCATGAGGTTAAGGCTGCGTCTTGCAGTTTTCAGATCATAACCTGAACGCATCTCCAGACCCGCACGTTCAAAAGCCTCTTCCGCCATCTCGTTGATGTCAAGATTGAAAGTTGCAGTTGTTTCAACAGCCATGAGAACCTACTTCTTCTTTTTCTTCTTGCGCATTTTGGCAAACGTCAGAGCCAGACGGGCACGCTGCCCTTCCTTCCCGCCTTTCTTGGCAGCAGCAGCCAGCTTCTTCTTGGGGATTTTCTTCCCTTTTTTTACCTTTAGCTGTTTGCGCAGGGCACCGGGTTTCTTAACGGCACCCTTTATCCAGTCCTTCTTTTTCTTCTGTGCCATAACACCCTACTTGTTCGGGTTGTTATAACGACGGTTGTACGAACTTACCGCACCGCCGCCTTTGAACCCCCTGCGTCGTTTGCTCCGTTCATACATGGTTTCTCCAGCCTCACGCACAGGCAACGAACCACGCGGGCCAAGTTCCCCAGCCATCGTGCCGCGCCCGCTTTCTGTGAGACCCCCAAGATAACCGCCAGCCTGCATAAGAGTGGCGCTGTCGTCTTCACGAGCGACCTTGGTCAGACCGCCTCTGGCGTAGCCGTCCCGTGAGTTCCTTTTTACAGGACCGCCTCCCTCAAACCTTCCTTCAGCAAGAGGCTCTTTCCTTGTGCTTCTAAAACTTCGTGCACGCTGAAACTCCCCTTCTGTAGGATATTCCCCCATAAGAGCAATATCTCTACCTACGTCCCTTGCCTTCTTTGCTATTTTAGCCTGTGTAGAAACACTCGCGCCCTCTGGGGACCGAAGGTTGCGGGGTTTCTGGGTTTCTTTCCACTTCTCAATGTCTCCCGCCATGCCCGCCACATTACGGGTTATGGGTTTAATATCACGGAGATCCTGCGGAGACGCCCTGTTCACCCGTTTTTTAACCTCTTTTCTAAATTTCTCCCCTTGCGGCAAGTTAGCCATCTTGGAGCCCCACTTGTTTGCCGCCTCATACTGCTTTTTGCTGACACCAAGTCTCGACCACGGTGTTTGTTTTGATCTACCGCCCAGCGCACCGGGTGACTTGCGTTTTGATGCCGAACTCTTTCTTTTCTTCTTCTTAGGGGTATCTGGATAAGCCATCGTAATCTCCTATGCCATTGGTCCGTAGGTGTAGAGACCCTTAGTCTGTCTGTACGCCCCGTCACCTTTGTTAACACCATACGCAGGAACACGACGTTTCTTCGCCACCCCTATGTCACCACCAGTTCCTTCAACCTTAACCGGGATGCGTCCATAAGCCTGTTCAGGATTGATATTGTTCAACTTCGCCGTCTTGGGATTAAGTGCCGACATTATGACTTTCTCCTTGTCTTGCGCTTCTTGTCCATTGTCTTGACCGCAGCATACTTCCTGCGCCCCATCTTCTTCTCCATGCCTTCGCTCTCACGCCGCCGCGCACCGAGCTTACCTTTTGTCTTGCGGTTGCGTTCCCCCAATGAAGCATCCAGACGAGCATTGTAGCTCCCCGTTCCTTTCTTACCGGTCTTTTTTCTCATAACTTTATTCCCTTCACTAAGAGCTATAGCTTTCGCCTGTGCAGAACTTTTAACCTTCACGCCAGTACTGCTTTTAAGAGTGCCGTTACGGAACTCTCTCATCACCAAGGCAATCTTGTCTTCACGGGCTGTCATTCAACTACCTTGAGTACGATGGCAAACAGCCCTGAAATAATTGCCGCATTGGATGCCCAGATCACTATTTCCAACCTGTTAAGACGCCGTCCTACAGCCTCCCACCTCACAGCACACTCGCGTTCATGTGCCATGAGTTCGGCGGAAATATCCTTGGCAGCCATTTACCCCTCGTACATAAAGGTCGCGGATGTAAGCAGGTCCGCATCAACGGCAATATCCATACTCATCGCCGTGTCAAAACGGATACCGTTATCTCCTATGCTGGGGTAGTTAACCACGCCGTCTCCCATACCGGGATTAAAAGTCAGCAGGGTTGTCCCGCTGGCCGAAGACGTGGCACCATTCTCCAGAGTAAGAGCAGCTTCGGCTGCATTAGCAGCCTGAACCAAGTACCAGTTCATCAAACGCGCATTCTGGTTACTGATCATTACCCGTATACCAGCAGCAACGCCGCCGCTTATACTGTTGCTGTCCGAGGCGCTGGCCTTGATCGAAGACACAAAGCTGAAATATGTCGAACCACTGGCAGTAGCCGAACTGGGACCTGTGATCTCCTCACTGGTGACAGCCCCGTAAACGTCGAGTCCGCTAATCGTATAGGTGATTGCCGTCGAGTTACCGTTTGAAGTAATGTCTACTGTCCGCGCCAGTTCTCCGAAATCAATATACCCCGCGTTGTCCCCAACGGTCAGAGCATTGGAAGCACTGTCCGTGTAGATCAGTTCCACTACGGAATAAAGATTTGCCGAATACACGCTCGCAGTATTGGGTCCGGTCAGTGTTTCACTCACCGTAAGACCACTCCCGTTCTTACCTTTAAGGGTAATGGTAATCCCTGAGTTGTTGTTGACCGAAGTAAAGGAAACGCGACGAGGGGCATCCATCCCGTAATTGACACGCCGCTTGAAATCCTTTTCTTCCGAATCCGCGCCGTCTATTGCCAACTGACCGCTAACGCTTTGAGAAGTACAAATGCCGTCACCGTCACCAGCCGTAGCCATGCCTCCGTCAAGAAGCATGTAAAACTGGTCATCGGTAAGAGCAGCCGCATCTCCCAACGCATCTGTATCAGCAGCAGGATTACTCTTGCTTTCCGCTACAGCGGAATAGGTATAAGTAAAAGCCCGTAAGCCCATCATACCCTCCTATGTCAGGTTAATGTTCTGAATATACCAGACAGTCAAAACACCAACACCGCTGCCTGTCGCAACAGAGTCAACGGAAATATTGACATCGGTTGTCCCGACATCGCGCCAGTTGGCTCCGGTGCCTGTAGTAGCGGCTGTCATGTTCA